GAAGGAACAACGAAGTCGGGGCTTTTTACGACATGCACCCACAAGCACCCAACAGGGTCTTTTTCACCGGTGACTATTCTCTTATGGATCTGTCATCTGGCGCGCATGCCCACGCTTTCTTTTTCAAGTTCATGCAGAGACTTGGGCTGTATCAAGACCCGTTGCACCGCGAAACTTTCGCACGCATTTTTCCGCAACGTTTGAAGTGGCAGGGAGAGGGGAACTTCGTACTGGCCAAGGGAATGGCCAGTGGGGCAGTTTGGACCACGTTAATGAACACTGTGTTAAACGCTGTGTTTTCAACGTTTGGTGCTTTTCGCGCATGGCTTTGCAACCGTGGACTTGTTGGTACAAGTTTTACCATGGCTCTTTACGATCAAGCGATGTTCACACAATTTTTAGGAAACACAGACTACCACGGCGCCTTCGCAGGTGACGATTCTGTGATTGCTATGTGTGGAGATCACTCTTACTTTAAAGGCGCCATTCAAACTTACACCAAAAGTTTGGGTTACATCTTAAAAATGCAGTCGACGAATCAAAGTGCACACGCAGATTTTCTCGGGTGCAACCCGATTCGCGTGTACAGTTTAAAAGATCTTCGTTACACACACACAATGGCTCCACAGCCGCACAGGTTCTTTACAACGTTTGGTTGGGCCCGATCCCGACCCGCACACCCTAGAGAACATGCGGCTGGCGTTGCCTTCGGCTGGAATACGGGGTTGGGGCACCTCCCGGTATACAGAGAGTTGTGTCGTGCGCAACGAACGGATGTGGGGGAGTCGATGTGTGCAAAGGAGTGGACCGATTTCTCTCGAGATTGGGCTCACTATTGCACGTACATTGACACCAACAGCGACGGTCTAGTCGCAGATGCCACAACCTACCACGATCTTGCGACTGCTTGGAATGTTGGAGTCCATGTTGTGGAGCGCCTGCAGTTGGAACTCAGCTCGGTTCAACAACTGCCATGTTACGTGGGTACCGCGTCTGCCCATGCGATCATTCGCGGGTCAGCAATGTGAGTATCACACAAACCGTCATGCGGCAGAAACCGTGGACGGTGCCTCGCTTGGAAACGCCTTCACTTAAAAGGACCGTAGCCAACTTCGTTGCCGGAACCCACGCCCGGAACGTCGTACCCCAGGACCCC